ACTGCGTTGATTGCGCTGTCTAGCATCTCCTGCTTTTTATACGCCTCCTCTTTTCGGATGCGCCTCATTTCCCCCTCGATGGCGAGAACCTCCTTCCAAGCAGATGGTCCGTAAGTCCATGATATGTGGTCTTTTATTTCGGCCCGCATGGTTTCCATCTTCTTTTTCTGAGCGAAGATTTCAATCGCGTTAGCAGAATTATCGGACATCATTTTGTAGAAGGGAGGGTTCTTTATTTTGTCCTCCGCATACTGGAAATCAGAAAACGCGGAGCCCCACTTGCTGAGAGTGCCGGCCATCTCTTGAATATCTTTTCCGGCGGATATGCCTTGCTTTAAAATATTAAAAGCGGAAGTCGCCAATCCGACCGCCGTGAATGGATCAATCACTTGCGAGATCCGTTTTCTAATATGCGATCAATCTTGGCGTCGAGCCCATCAAGGCGGTTCATTACGCGATCCATTTGCGCAAGGCTGTCCGACTTGGTAATATATTCTTCGCGCGTCTTGTTTAACAATATTTGCAATCTAGCCATCTCGCCGGTCCAAGACTTCACCCAGAAACCGATCGCCGTAACAATAATAGATAGCAGTGCGCTCCACATAACATCCGGTTCCATTGGCATTCCTCTATTAGTCCCGCATTTTACCACACCGCAAACAAAATTAAAACATTTTGACGGGGCTTGTGTATCTCGTCACACGCTGTTAACACTGCGTTAGAACAGGAGGGCATTATGTCTCGAGAATTGAAGCAAATCGGTCCCAGAATACGCGAAGACGTCGCGCTGGCATTGAAAGAACACAGTCGGAACACACGCATGAGCGTGTCACTGCTGGTCGAGATGGCCATTATTGCAATGCTAGACGATGCGGGGGCTGACGTTGATCACTATAGGAATTGACCCCGGATACCGCACCGGGGGCGTGGCGCTAATTGGAGATGACTTCTACGAGGTACACGACATGCCGATATACTCCGAGGGGGGCGTGGACGTCGTGGCGCTGCTAGACATCATCAACAGCGCGGGGCCAGTAGGCCACATATGGGTCGAGAAACAGCAGGCCATGCCCAAGCAGGGCGTCGTCTCAGTTTTTAAGTTGGGATTTGGCTACGGCCAGACGCTGACCACCGTAGCGCTGTCGGGCCATCCGTACAGCGAAGTGCGGCCGGCAGTGTGGAAGAAGTCGATGAACCTGCCACGCGACAAGGACAGCGCACGCAGATTAGCGCAGGCACACTTCCCAAAGCTGGCCAGCAGCCACCTGAAACGAAAGAAGGACGAACATCGTTCGGAGGCGCTATTAATTGCTGAATTTGGAAGGGGGAAGATATGATAAACTTTGACATGACCAACGAAGAGTATCACGAACACAAGGACGTGCTGAGTGCCTCCGGGACCAAGACGATTGCCTACGACGACTTAGCCACGTTTAAGTACGCCGAGCGCAAGGAGAGCGCCGCGTTTGACGTGGGGACGGCGACACACACTTTTGTGTTTCAACCAGAAAACGCAGACGACGTGTGGATGGGCGCCGCAGATCGGCGCGGGTTGGCGTGGAAGAAGACCAAGCTAGAGGCGGAGGAGGCGGGCGCACTACTGCTCACCGAGGGCGACTACCTGTTGGCACACGACATGGCCGAGGCCGTGCGCGCAAACAAAGAAGCGGCCATGTTGCTTAGCGGCGACTTAGTCTGCGAGGCGTCAGTGTTTGCCAAGCACGAGCGCACCGGCATCGAGATCCGCTGCCGCCCTGACGGTTGGCGCCGGGACATCGGCGCGCTGATAGATCTCAAGACAACTATTACCAGTGACCCTAGTGGGTTTGGAAAACAGTGCGCCAATTTTGGCTATCACGTTCAAGATCAGCATTATCGCATGTGTATGGAGGCCGCCGGTTTTGAGATCGACCGCTTCGTATTCATCGCGGTTCAAAAGTCTAAACCCCACCGCGTCGGGGTATACGAATTGGATCACGAGAGCCTCGTCGAGGGACGAGCCGCGTGCCAATACGCCTTCGAGAAATTCGCGAGGGCGCAATCAACGAATGAGTGGGGCTACAATTTTGGTGACTTGCAAACGATCCAAATTCCGCGTTATTCATTCAAGTTCAGCCAAATCGGCTAAGGCAATCAACGTCAGGAGACACACATGCCAATATCATTCGGAAGTTCAGAGGGTTCTGGGAGCTCATTGTTTATTCGCGCAAACCTACCACAAAATCGTTGGTGGGTGAAGACTGAGGGCGGCGACGAGACGATCGACATGTCTCGCGGCTTTGCAATGGACATTAAAAACGTCACATTCGGCTGGCTGCACATCGACATCGGCGTGCGGGACTGGCAGCCGTGGCCGTCACCGGCGCAACAAATTGCGCGTCCATCTGAGAACCACAAGCAGGGGTTCGAGGTCGACTGCTGGCTCAGCGACGGCCGTGAGGCGTCATTCAGTGGCAACAGTTATGGCTTAGGTCAGTTCATCGCCAAGCTCTACAACAAGGCGGAGGAGGCGCCGGAATTCGCTGACAAGCTGCCGGTGGTGCAAGTCACCAGCTCAACTCCGTTGGTAATCGGGAAGGGCACATCATACGACGTGGGCTTTGCCATTCGCACTTGGATCGACAAGCCAGAGAACGGCGCGGGGCATCCAGCGGCGGTAGCGGCACCCGTAATGGCACCCGCAACAGCACCATCCGCCGCAGCGGACACAGAATTCGGCTTCTAAACACAAAACAAGATGCCGCCCGCCACGGTGGGCGGCTCAACTAACAAAGGGGTGGGACCAATGGAAAATAAATGGCACAGTGGAAGACAGTGGGTAGTCCACAATTTTGCAGAGTATGCCCTCGGTCATAGGGAAAATTATGACTGCAAAGACGAGGCACGGGCCAGAGCTGAAAGCCTGATAGAGGGCGGCGCGTCGACCGACGACGTGTTTTTACTTAATCCAGATGATCGGCTGCTAATGCTGAAGTGGGAGAAACGAGCAATCAAAGACCGTAAGGCACGCGGCCTTGAGCCACGGTCAGAGTATTTTGGACCGGGAGGTGCTGGCGGTGAGTGAGAGATATTTTGACAAAGTAGCGGAGAGCGCCGTCACCGACGTGGTGACTGCAATCAAGGGGAGCCGCAACGAGATTTTAAACAAGGCTGCGTTTAGCCTCGGGCGTCACGCCCACATGGCACCGGCCAACTTAGACAGCGCAATTGCGCAGCTGCACTCCGCCGCGAAGGTGCTCGGGCTGCAGGACCACGAGATCAAGGCGACAATTGGATCCGGCTTTAAGCGCGGTGGCGACAGCCCCAAGGAGCTCGAGAACTCCGACGCAATGCCGTACACGCCGTCCGAGTTTGACCGGCTCATGGGCAAGCTGGCCGCCAAGGAAATGCTGGTCAGAGACGACGAGAGCCGCGCCGACAAGATGAAGAAGGCCCGAGACATCTGGGACCGTGGCGTCACAATCAGCCGCGACACCATAGACGCCGTGCGCCCAGCGCTGCTCTACCTCAACTCGAGGGGCCTGAGAGCCAATACAGCGTCACACTCGGCGAGGTTTAACCCAAACGTGTACGACGGGCCCGCAATCATGTTCCCGGCGCTGGACCCAGAGGGAAATGTCTGCGGCGTGCAATCGGTGCTGCTGACCCCGGAGGGCAAGAAGCGCGAGCACAACGGCATTACAAAATACAGTAGGGGTGTAATTGCTGGGAATGTAATGCGGATGGGCGGAGAGCAAGGCGGAAACGTGATCATCATTACCGAGGGGCCGGAGGACGCGCTCAGCGTGTATCAGGCTGTCGGGGACGACGCGACCGTCGTGTGCACGTTTGGCAAGGCGGGCATGTCCACATACCCGGTGCCGCGTGCGTCCGACGTTACGATCTGCGCCGACCCGGATCTCGACGTGGAGGCGGTGGCAGACGTGCTGCGCGGTGACGGCAGCACGGACGTACACGTCGTGCGCTTCGATATGCAGGGTATCGAGGGTGTCAAGGACGCCAACGATTTCCTGCGTGAGACTAACGCGGAAAAATTGCGTGAGGTTTTGGCGTCAGCTCGGCCAGTCGCGGTCGTGCAGGCGGAGATTGCCAGCCTCGAGCGCAGCTACCCGACGCCATACGATCCAGTCGACCCGGCAAGCATACCGGCGCGGCGCTGGATATACGGCCAACACTACATCCGCTCCAACGTGTCCGTGCTGGCGTCCGCCGGCGGCGTGGGCAAGACGTCCATGCAAATCGTGGAGGCGTTGGCCATTGTAACCGGCCGGCCGCTGCTCGGTGAGACCGTGCACGAGCCGTGCAACTGCTGGGTGATTAACTTAGAAGATCCATACGAGGAGCTCCAGAGACGCGTCGCGGCGGCCATGATGCACTACAAGGTCACGGCCGACGAGATCCGGGGCAAGTTATTTCTAGATGCGGGCCGCGACATGAAGATCATTTTCGCCAGACAGGACCGCGAGGGCATCACAGTCGACAACGAGCTGGTCAGTTACATGACAGACAAGATCATCGAGAACAAGATCGGGCTGGTGTCAGTCGATCCGTGGGTATCAGCCACCGGCATCAACGAGAACGACAACGTCGCAATGAACGCGGCCGTGGGCGCCGTGCGCGCTGTGTGCGACGCCACCGACTGCGCGGTGTCTCTCGTCCACCACATCCGCAAGGGCAATGGCGACGACGCCAACGTCGACAGTATACGTGGGGCCGGGAGCCTCCTCGGCGCAGCCCGAGCGGCCCGCGTAATCAATCGTGTATCACAGGAGGACGCACTCAAGCTCGGCGTGTCCGAGACCGAGGCGCTTGGAATTTTTCGGGTAGACGACGGAAAATCGAATATGGCGCCGCCGGCATCGAAGGCGGTATTCCGACGAATGGTGGGCGTGCAGCTACCCAACGGCGAATATGTTGGCGTGGCCACCGAATTCACAATGCCAGATCTATTTGACGGGATATCAGCTAAGGACGCGATGAAGGTGCAGCGTGACGTCGG